CCTCAACCAAGGCAGCCACTATTCGTGGTGTATTTCTAAAGCCAGGTCTTTCCAAGAACCGCCGTCTTTACACACGCGGAAACATTGCTAAGGCTGTCGAGCGAATGAAGAACGCAATTGCTTCTGGTGAAGGAATGCCTCTTAACATGGCTACTAGCCACGCTGCGGCCTTCCAAGACGACGCAACTTCTACTGTTGGTCGCATTACGGACGTAAAACTTCTTCCTGATGGCTCTGCTCAATTTGAAGCAGAGATTGCAAACACCGCCGCTGGCCGTGACGTTGCAAACCTTGCCGCAGGAAAGTTTATTAAGGGTGTTTCTATCCGTGGAGAATGGCGTGGCAACCCACGTTCTATTACTCACGATGACGGCATGGAAGCCACCACTGCAGACGACCTTGCCATTCACGGCATTGACTTCACCAACAGCCCAGGCGTTGAAGGTGCAGAGATTCAGTATGCCGCACTTGCTGAGTCATACACCAAGGGGAATGCTTTGGCAATCTTTGAATCTGTCGAGCCAGTCGAAGTTGTTTCTCGCGACGAAGAGTTGGTTGCTATCGAAGCCGCTGACGCAATTCGTGACGCTGTAGAAAACGCAGTTGAAGATGCAGTAAATGCAATCTTTGAAAAGGACTCTTCAAAACCTTACGGTGACGTTACTTACGCCGACCCCGGCTACCAGAAGGACAAGAAGAAGCGTTACCCAATTAACACCGCTTCTCACGTTCGTGCCGCTTGGTCATACATAAACCAGGGCGACAACGCAAATCTTTACACGGCTGCCCAACTTGCACGCATTAAGTCGCGCATCAAGTCAGCCGCTAAGAAGTTTGGTATCAACATTGTTAGCGAGCACGAATCACTCGTTGCAGACTTCCAGGAAATCCTTGAGGCTTACGCTTCTATTTCCCTGAACAACGATGCTGACTCAATCAACATTACCGGTTACACGCAAGACCCTCACCTGTTGAAGGTTGTTGCTAACCGCATCGCATTCGGTGCCATCGCCGCAATGCACGCTATCGACCCAGATGACGACGGCGACATTTACCTTTCTAAGCCTGACTGGTCACAGGTAGATGCAACTGGCGATGCCGGTGGCATGGGGCCAGAGGATGAGCACATGCAACCAGACGACAACAACATGGAATGCGAACACTGCGGAAACCCAGACTGCCCAGAGAGTTCTTCTTTCTGCCCAGCATGTGGCGGTGTTCTTTCCAAGATTTCTAACACCTCAGGACCGATTGAGTGCTCCGAATGCGGAACACCAATGGGCGAGGATGCCAATTTCTGTCACAACTGCGGAACGATTGTTCCAAGCAGCCCGGCAGATGCTGGAACCTGTGGCAACTGTGGAACTTCTGCTCCACAGGACGCCATGTATTGCCCCACTTGTGGGGACCCCGTACCACAGGCAGAGTCAAGCGACAATGCCCCAACTGAAGAAAAGGAGACAGAAGTGTCCGACGAAAACACGACTGCTGAAACTCCGGCTGAAGAGGCAACGCTTGAAACCGCTGCTCGTACGCTGAGTGACGCAGACCTTCAGGCCCTCGCCGCAATGATTGTTGCTGCGAAGACGCCAGTCGAATCAACACCTGACGTAGCCGACGCTGAAGTTGCAGCCGAAGAGGAAGTAGCGGCTGAAGAGCCTGCTGCTGCCGAAGAAGTTGCCGCTGAGGAAGTTGCTGCCGAAGAATCACACGAATCTAAGGAGATTATCGTGAGTGAAAACACATTTACTATGGAGCAAGTTCAAGCCATGGTTGCAGAGGCTGCTGCTACAGCCGCCGCTGCTGCTGTTGCTGAAGCCAAGAAGAGTGCTGTAGAGAACTACCGTAGCGGAAACTCAACTTTCCGTAAGGGCCTCACCAGCACTTCTGTAGGAAACGACGCCTCTGACTTGTCAGAGTCGGAGGAACTGGACCCACGCATGCTTGCTGAGATGAACTCTCAGGCATTCCGTAAGGTTCAGAATGAAGTATGGGGTTCAACTCCATTCTTCGCACACAAGTTTGCTCAAGCCGACCGTGGCTTCTAAGCAATTAACAAACAAACCCCTATCCAAAAATATATAAGGAGAATTAGCCATGGCTAACGATTTGGAAGAGGCCTTAACTGCTGCTGGGGCTGCTGCCCTAGTTCAGAAGCAGATTGACCCAGTATTGCTTGAGTACCAGCGCCGCTACGCGCCACTGGTTCGCTCGCTTCCTACGGTCAAGTGGGGCTCAACAGTTTACTACTTCAACAAGCGTACAACGCTTCCTCAGGGCGGATTCGTCACTGACGGCGGTGCACGTCCAGTATCAACATCTAACTACGCACAAGAGAACTTCCAAATTCGCTTGCTGCAAAGCGTCGGTGCTGTAACTGGTTACTCACAGGCTGTAACCGCAGACCTCATTGGCGACCTTCGTGCTCGCGAAATTGAAGGCGCTGCTCGCGGTCTTTACTGGGACATTGAGAACTCGCTGCTCTGGGGTGCTGGTGCACCTACGGCTGCTGGTCCTTACCCTCAGTTCGACGGTCTTGACGTAATTTGCGCGTCATTCACCTCAGCAAACTCAGGTGGCCCTTCGGCAGGTATCGGTGGCGGTGCTATCGACAACTACGGCGGTGCTTCTACTTGGGGCGGTCCTGCTTTCAACCCATGGGTTGACGGCGTAGACCAGAACGCAATTAACTTCGGTGGCAACAGCCTCACCCTTGGTGGACTTGACCTTCTCATCGACCTCGTTGAATCGAACGTTGCTGAGCCTGTTGAGAACTCTGAGTGGATGTTCCTCATGTCACCTAACGCCAACAGCCGTCTGTCACAGTTGCTCGTCAACCAACAGCGTTTTGTTGACCAGGTTGAAATTGCTGCCGGTCTTATTGTTCCTACCTACCGTGGTGTGCCAGTCGTCAAGACTTCGTTCTTGTCACCTCGCACCAACGCCATGGGCGCAGTTACTGCTTCCGCAACTGGTACCGGTACTTTGAACGCTGCCTACTCATACAAGGTTGCTCCAGTTATTGCTCGTTACGGTGAAATCCAGGCTTCGGCTACTTGCAACGCAACTGCTTCAACTTCAGCAATTACACTGTCATTCTCGACCCCAACCGGTCCAGAAGGCGCACAGCCAACCCACTACAAGGTATACCGTGCTAACGGTGCTTCGCCATCAGGCAACACCTCATACACCTTGCTCGGAATTGTTGACGCCAACTTCCTCGACTCAACCGGAAACGTTTGGGCTACGACGAAGATTGTCGACAACGGTACTACGCTTATTGCTTACAACGGTTCAAACGCACAGGCTTCGCCAACGGCTGCTTACGCCTACAGCAACTCTGGCCTGAACCCACTTACCTCAAACGGTGAGCAGAGCATCTACCTCATGTCACGTGACCCCAACTACATCGTACGTCCTTACGTTCGTGAGATGCAGGCAGTCAACGTGTTCCCAACCACTGCATCGCCTGACAGCCTGCCATTCGCATTCGTTGCGGACACCACGCTTGCTGTTCGTGCGCCTAAGTACATTGGCCGTCTGGCTAACGTTGCTTCTGCTTTGGACAAGACTGCTGGTAGCGGAATCCTCCCAACCAACACGTCTTACACTCCATCGTTTGTAGTTGACTAATAGGTAGTCAAGTTTCAGTGTGGCGGGCGGGTTCCCTCGTTCCTCCCCCGCCCGCCGCGCTGGATTTCTTATTTGAAAGGTTTTAACCATGGTATTACTAGCAAAGACTGAACCAGGTGGCGCAGCCGGACTGGTCTGGGAAAAGGCCGGAGACGAAGGCGCCATTGAGGTAAACCCTCGTTTGGCACATGAATTGCTTTCAATCCCTGGCGAACTTTTCTACGTTGTTACTAAAGAAGTAAAAAAGATTGAAACTGAAGTAGAAGCAGAAGTCAAGAAGGTTGAAAAGGTCGCTAAGAAGACCGTTTCAAAGGAACCTAAAGAAGAGACGACTGTATCTGCTGACGTAGCAGAAGCCCTTGAAGTGGCTTCTCCAACTAAGCGCCGTTCAACGAAGGAATAACCAACATGGCAAATAACGGGTCACAATACAGCGACCCCGTTTCACTTGCCAGTGTTGCCGACCTTCAACGTCGTTACCCTGAGTTAGTAGTTGACCTCGAACCAACCCTGCTTGCAGACATCTTGGTTGAAGCAACTACGCACTTAGAGGACCGAACAGGTCGTCGCCTGGCTCCGTTTACGGGCCACATCTTTCAAGAGCGTTTGTTCGGTATCGACCCCGCTGAATACGGGAATAACGCAGACATGCCTATGGACATTTATGGTTCACTTGGTATGTCACAAGCCATTGCGCTGGGTGCTTCGACACTTGTGCGCCACTTCTGGCTTGACCAATTCGCTCCGGTTTACCCGGAACTCTGGACTTACAACATTCAGTCTATGACACTATTTCGCACCTACGGCGACGAACAACCTATTGACTTTGAACACGGTGGAATCCGTGGTCCAGATGTCACTGACGGTCACGTTTGGATTCGCCTAGGTACATTCGCACCTGAAGGCTCACGTATTCAGGTTGTTTACGACGGTGGATACACAAACGGTATCCCCGCTTCTCTTCGCCGTGCCTGTCTTTTCCAGGCCGCAAAGTTCATCATTCTTGAGTTCGAGCCTCAGACTCGCCGTGAAATGAACCTTGACCAGATTGACCAACAGATTGACAGCATTATCGCTCCCTGGGTACGAGGCTAATGGCCGCTAATCCACGCGCCAACATTAAACGTGTAAAAGACGGTGTGGATGAGATTAAATTCAAACTTGAATTAATATCCGCAAGACTTGAAGACCCTGAGCCAGCACTGTACACGATTGCAGAAGAGTTCAGCCTCATGGAAGCCAGCCGTTTTAAAAACGGTGGTAGTGCTCCAGCCTGGGGAATTACGGACAAATGGAAGCCCCTTAGCGCCGGATACCAAAATGATGTTGGCGATAACTTTGCCAGTACTGTTGCCGAGCGTTCCAACAAGGGCGGAAACAAAAAGAATCAACCGCTTGTTAATCACGGTTATCTTGCTGCTGCTGCTGTTGACCCTCAATTTGAACCTTTTGGTTCCAAGGGTTTGAACTTAATTATTGACCCTTCAAACCGAGCACCGGCAGACTACTCAAATGCCATAAACTATGGTGCCTTCCATCAAGACGGTAACGGAATTGGTGGACGAGGAAACCCTCCACCCAAGCGACAGTTTGTTACTATTACTCCGGAATTCTTGGTAATTTCAAAAAAGATTGTTGAATACTTTCTTCTTGACGGAGTTGCGCAGAAAAAGCGTGCAAAAGAATTTTATACTCCTATGGACCGCGCTGCTGGAAAGCACGCTCGTCAAGACCGTTCACAAATTCGTCGCAAGGCAACAATTAGCGACAAGAAGTTTGGTTCGATAACAAGAGTTCAGAATTTTGGCGAAGGTGGAGTTTACCGTAGCACAGTTCTTAACACTTTTAAAACTCCTAGAACGAGGAAATCCTAATGGCAAAACGCGAGTGGTGGACAGATTGGGATTTGTCTTATGCAGGAGACGCCTACGGAGACATCTACGGCGGTCACTCTGTCCAAGAGATGGTTTACAACACTCTGGAAAAATGGTTTCCAGCGTACATCGCTGAATTTAATCGCAAACTTGGCAGTGAAGTTCTGCAAGTACCTTTTGAATATCGCCACCGTCCTGACTTTAGGACGCTTCCCCGCAATGCTCAAGCCGCAGTGCTTATTAGCGTTCCGGGAACAGTGGGAAGGCCTGAGGTTTTTCAGGCTGGAGTTCGTGCCTATTACCACGTAGATGCACTTGTGTATGTATACGGTACTAAAGATTGGCAAGAAACAGAAGCATTGACACAGGCCTACGCAACCTGCATTCGTGCTTGCATTATCCAGAACCGTGGTCTAGGCGGATACGCCGAAAACACCGTTTGGGACGGCGAGGAATACCTGGAAGGCGAGCACAGTAGTGGTCGTACAACTGGCATTGCTCACGTTCGTTTTATCGTAACACTATCAAACACCATGAATATCTATGGTGGAGTGCCTTCGCCGCAATACGCCGCTACTGGCGCTATCACCACACCTTCAACTAATCCGCCTTCAGAAGTTCCGACTGTTGAGACGGTGAACGTTGAAATAATCGAGGAAGAATTATGAGCAAAAAGAACGTAATTGTTCAAGCCCGTCACGTTATCTTTGATGACAAGGGGCGCCCAATGTCACCGGGGTTTGAATACTCCGTAGATGACACAACCCTCATTGAGAGGTACATCTCAGAGGGATTTTTAGGTCTTATCCAGGAGGCTCAGGAAACTGAGGCGAAGGAAGAAGCAAAGAAAATAAACCCTAATAACAAGAACTCTAAGACGCAGGAAACTGTTTCTACAATCCAAACAGGAGAACTCTAATGGCTAATCAAGCCCCAGGCGTAAGCATTAATGTTACCGCCGCATCATCCAACACTTCGCCCAACAGCGCAACTGGCACCTGGTTTGTACTCGGTACCTGCGCTGGTCCTGCTGGCGTAGTTGTTCCAATTCAATCAATGAACGACTTTACCAATGTTTTCGGTCAAATCGTTAACGGCACCATCACTGGTCGTTACTCTTTGGCAAACGTTGACAGCACGCTTCTTTACGACGCGCTTGACGTTTACTTCAAGGAAGGTGGAATCCAGGCTTTTG